TTAATACAACAGGTTTTACACTTGGCTCAGGAAATACTACTGGAAATCAAGTAAATACTTCTGCGGCTACTTACGCCTCATGGACATTCCGCAAGCAACCAAAGTTTTTTGATGTTGTGACTTATACGGGGAATGGTTCATCAGGGCAAACAGTTTCTCACAATCTTCAATCTGTTCCGGGTGCTATTTGGATTAAACGAACAGATAGCACAGGGGATTGGGCTGTTTATCAAAAAATTGATGGCCTTGCTGGCGGTTATACATATTGGTCTTTAAACTCAAGTTTAAGTGCGTCAAATTCTATTCTTGTTCCAGCAACATCAACAACATTTACGCCATATCAAGTCCAAAGCATTAATGGTAATGACGCAAATATTAACGGTGCTACTTATGTTGCCTACCTATTTGCCCACAACGCAGGAGGCTTTGGTCTGACTGGTACAGACAATGTGATTTCGTGTGGGTCATTTACAGTTAGTTCGGGTGGAGTTGCAGATGTTAATTTAGGGTATGAACCTCAATGGTTGATGGTTAAAACATCAAGTACCACAGATGCTTGGTGGGTGTGGGATAATATGCGAGGATGGTCTCAAACCTCATTTGGTCTGCTAAATCCAAATACATCAGGTGCAGAGCAAGCAAGCAATTACACATTGGGCTATCCAACAGCAACTGGATTTTCTGTTCAAGGATTATTGCCAAATAGTTCAACCGCAATCTACATAGCCATTCGTAGAGGCCCAATGAAAGTGCCTACGGATGCGACTAAGGTGTTTTATCCAAATTATTACACAGGTAATTCTTCTGCAAACAGGTCATTTAATATAGGATTTCCTTATGATTTGGCATGGTATCGCTTGCCCGACCGAGATTTTGCTATGCGAGATGTTGATAGGTTGCGTGGGCCATCAGTTCAACTTACTACGCCATACACTTATGAGGAAGGCGCAACAGCGTCAGATGAATATTTATATCAAGATAAACCAACCAATACAATTGTAGTTGGTACACCAACTTCTACAGACCTAAATTATTCTGGGAATCCTTATTTACAATATTTGTTTCGTCGCGCCCCCAGCTTCTTTGATGAGGTTTGCTATACAGGGACAGGAGTAGCAAATAGAACTGTTACGCATAATTTAACTGTTGCACCTGAATTAATGATTATAAAAGATAGAACGTCTGCAAATGGTTGGATAGTTTACAACGCTTCGCTTGGAGCAACAAAATATCTTATATTAAACTCAACAGCCGCTTCTGGAACTGCAATTAATTTTTGGAATAACACTAGCCCTACATCAACTCAATTTACTGTTGATGGAATTGGCGGTAGTGGTAACGTCAATACTTCTGGCGATAATTACGTAGCCTATCTATTTGCCACTTGTGCAGGTGTATCCAAAGTAGGCACATACACAGGAAACGGCTCAACCCAAACTATTAACTGCGGATTTACAGGTGGTGCAAGGTTTGTGTTTATCAAACGTACAGACGCAACTGGTGGTTGGTATGTATACGACACAGCCCGTGGCATGACTACATTGACAGACCCATATTTGTTTTTAAATAGCACAGCCGCAGAATCTGCAACACTTGGTTCTGTTACAACAGTTTCAACAGGTTTTGCTCTTAATGCGGCGGTCTTGGCGGCTATTAACACTAATGGTGGTGAATATATATTTTTGGCGATAGCGTAAGGAAAAATCATGCAAATCAGAATTCGTGAAACAGGCGCAGTCATGTACATTGACGAGTTTCGTGCCTATCAACATACACATGGCGGCCCATCATGGGAAACAACAACTCCTGAAGTCTTGGAGTCTTTGGGTGCTGATGTAGTCTTAGAAGGCGCACAAGCAACAGGCGGAACTGTTTACCAATACTCTCAAGCCTCTGGTGTTGAGCAGATTGATGGTAAGTGGTACACAAAATATGTGCTTGGCCCTGTCTTTACTGATGGCGAAACAACTGCCGCAGAACAAGAAGCCGCCTACAAAGCACAAAAAGACGCTGAACAAGTTAAATCTGTGCGTGAGCAACGTAGTGACAAACTGGCTGACTGCGACTGGACACAAGTGGCTGATTCACCTGTTGACAAAGCTGTTTGGGCAACATACCGCCAAGCCTTACGTGACATTACAAAACAAGACGGTTTCCCTTGGGAAATTACTTGGCCTGATGCACCATGAGATTAGTCTGGAAAATCTTAGAATTAAAGGGCGACGAAAAAGCCATCATTCAGGCTAAGTATCTTGTTTCTTTGATTGAAGATGATCTAAGGATTGAAACAGAAGGTTATTGGGATTTCGACGCAGAACAGGCAACAATCCCAACAGCCGATGTGACTGAGGAAATGGTTGTACATTGGATTGACCAAGGCACTACCCAAGATGGTATTAGTAGCATAAAATCAAGGCTACTAGAGCAGCTTGAATCGGTCAAAAAACAGCAAGAAATTGCTTTGCCTTGGAAGCCGCCTACATTTAAATTAGTTTAAGGAATCACTATGGCTGTGCCTTATGACATTGTTAGCAGAGCGCTAAAAGACATTGGTGCATTGGAAGCTGGTGAAACCCCTACTCCAGACGCAGCGCAAGATGCGTTTGATATGCTCAACGACATCATTGACCAATGGTCAAACGAAAACATGATGGTTTTCAATGTCACAGAGATCATTTGCCCCGTCATTGCTGGTCAGGTGCAATACACGATTGGCCCTAACCCCTCAACGCAAAACTTTATCGGTGCGTCTTTTACAGGCTCAATTTCAGGTAATATTTTGACCGTGACAGGCATCTTGTCAGGCGCTATTGCCCAAGGGCAAACCCTAAGTGGGACAGGTATAGCAGCGGGAACAAAGATAACTCAATTGTTGACAGGCGCTGGTGGCAACATCAACTATGTTGGTACATACCAAGTCAATATCAATCAAACCGTTGCGTCCACAACCATCACGGCTTATTACCAAAAACCTTTAAGCATTGATTCTGCCTTTGTAAGGGTTAACACTACATCCAATGGTCAGCCTATTTCGGGTGGTGGTTTGGACTACCCAATGTCGGTTTTGGAACTGCACAGTTACCAGTCAATTGGATTGAAATCATTGAATGGCCCGTGGCCCAAAGCGGTGTATTTTAATCCTGGCGCTGACTCAGGTAACTTGTTTATTTGGCCTAGCCCATCTCAGGGTGAGATGCACTTGTTTGCCAATACTTTGTTTAGCCGCTATCAATCCATGTATGAGGATATATTCCTCCCACAAGGCTATTCAATGGCTCTCAGATGGTGTTTAGCAGAGCGTTTGATGCCTATGTATGGCAAAGCCTCTCCAACGCAAATAGCGATGATTCAGACCTTTGCGGGTCAAGGCAAGGCTACTCTTAAACGGACTAACATGACACCGTTGCAAGTGGCACGTTATCCTGATTCGCTAATGAATGGCAAGTCAAAAGACGCTGGTTTTATTCTTACTGGCGGTTTTGTCTAAAGGATTACCATGCCAGATTTTGGTTTTGTCGGATCATCGTACGAAGCACCAAGCATTTATCAAAATGCTCAGGAATGTATTAACTTTTTTCCTGAAGTTGACCCTACTAAGCAGCCTGATTATCGAGGTGTAATTGCGCTGTACCCAACGCCTGGCCTGACCTTAAAAGCCTTACTGCCCAACCAACAAGAAGTGCGTGGGCTGAGAACTGTATCGGGTGGCGACATATTGATTGCAGTTTGTGGATCGTATGTTTACGCCCTTACAGCCAATCTTGTACCCTCTGTTATTGGTCAACTTAATTCCAGTTCTGGAATAGTTCGCATCACAGATAACGGTGTAAATGTCTATATTGTGGACGGTGCTTATCGGTACACATGGTACATATCAAGCCCCGCAACGGCTATATTTACTGGTTCTACAAGCGGTACAACATTAACTGTTGCAAGCGTTTCTAGTGGCACTTTAGCCGTTGGGCAGTCACTTTATGGTGTTGGTGTATTGGCTGAAACCGTCATTACAGCGCTTGGGTCAGGTTCGGGTGGTATTGGAACATACACGATCAACCGCAGCCAAACAATAGCGACTGAGGTTATGAATTCAGCGACTGTTGGTGCGGTAGTAACTGCCACTATTGCTGGAACGGTAATGACTGTTTCTGCGGTGACATCAGGCGCTTTACATATTGGTCAGACTATCCAAGGCGCTGGTGTTACTTTAGGCACGATTATTACGGCATTTGGCACAGGGTCAGGTGGAGCTGGAACATACACGCTAAGTACATCCAGCACAGTAGCTGTTGGCGTGACCATGTACGGTTTAAACTTCTCAGTTCTACCCTCTACTGATGGTGCGTTTAGCGGTGCAAACACGGTGGATATTGTTGACAACTACTTTGTCTACAACAATCCCACAACCCAACAGTTTGGTGCTAGTGACCTTTTGTCGCCTATTTCACCGCAAACCAGTTACTCATTAAAAGATGGCGCACCTGACAAATTAGTGTCTTTGATTGTTGACCATCGAGAAGTTTATTTGATGGGTGAGATTTCATCAGAGGTGTGGACAGATGTGGGAACAGTTCCTTTCCCGTTTCAGAGAATACCTGGCACATCTACCCAACACGGCATTGCTGCACCGTTTTCCATTTCCCGCCTTGGAAATTCTTTTGCGTATGTTTCCCGAAACAGCCGTGGTCAATCACAGATCATGCAAATGCAAGGATATATTCCCCAAAGGATTTCCACACACGCTGTTGAGAACACATTAGCAAATCAGTATGTTGCTGATGCTATATCGTGGACATACCAATTAGAAGGCCATGAGGTTTTTGTTGTCACGTTCCCATCACTTCAATTGACATGGGCTTATGACATTACCACTCAGATGTGGCACAAGTGGCTTTACACGACAAACCAAGGAACATATCAGCGTCACCGTGGTAATTGCTGTGCTTTGTTTCAGGGTTTAGTCATTGTAGGTGACTATGAGAATGGCAAGCTGTACGAATTGGACAAAACCAATTACACGGATGATGGTCAGAATATCCGCAGATTGCGTAGAGCGCCACACTTGGTAACTGAACTTCAACGTCAGTATTTTGATGAGTTGCAGATACAGTTTCAGCCAGGCGTAGGGACTACGGGCGCTTCAGGCGTTATTCAGGTCAACAATGAAAACACCGTTTATTTGGGTGACGTATATACAATAACGGCTGATGCAACATTGTCAATTGAGGCTGAAAAGAACTATATTTTGGCGACTCAACAACCTGTCATTTTGACAACAACAGACAACCCACAAGCTATGCTGAGATGGTCAAATGATGGCGGTTCTACATGGTCAAATGAGTATTGGACAAGCGTTGGTCAACTTGGCAAATACAGGAATCGTGCTATTTGGCGCAGATTGGGACAAGCTAGAGACAGAATCTTTGAAGTTTCTGTGAGCGATCCTGTCAATTTTGTCATTATTTCGGCTAATCTTAAATTGCAAGGGGCAGAAAACTGATGGCTACTTCTGGACTATCCAACACACAGCAGCTTAACCCCTATCCACAAGCACCGTTTTTGGATGGGACGACCAATCGACCCTCACGGTCTTGGCAGCAGTTTTTTATTAATTTGCTTAATTTTAGTTCTGCCACAACTGCAACAAGTGGATCGGCAACGCTTCCCGCTAATCCTGTTGGATTTATGAATGTCACAGTAAATGGTAAGGCGTACAAAGTGCCTTATTACAATGTTTGAGAAAGTTTAAATTATGCTAGACGTAGTAAATTCAATGGTTTCCAAAGCAACTGATGGCTTTGACCCAACTTCTTACGTTACACCCTCAAATGTACTAAGTGGCAACATCATGGCGGGTGCTAGCTGGAACAGCACCAACACGGCACTTCAGCAAGCATTGACTGATGCAACTGGTATGCCAACGCAGAACTTTGCTGTGCCTGGCTCAACCACATCTGACACCCTCAAGCAACTTAATGATTTCCTTGGTGGCGGTGGCTCATTCGCACCTAATTCAACGGTGTTTTTGCAAGCGGGTGGCGTTGACTTTTTGAATGGCGTTGATAAAGGCACAATCAAAGATAACTTGAACAACATTGTTTCCACTTTAGGTGACAACGGTGTCAAAGTTGTTTTGACAGGTTCGCCCTATGCGGCTTCTGTTTCTGACGTTGTAAACAACAATTTCAATCCACAAGTTGATCCTATTTACAAAGATGTAGCCTCTGCCAACAAAAATGTGGCATTGGTTGACACAATGGGCAACATTCTGCAAAACAAGAGTTTATTGCGGGATTCCTTACACACTAATGAGGCAGGAACATCACAATACAACGCTGATGTGTTGGCGGCTTTGGCCTCCATGAATTCATCCCATATTGGTTCTGAGAAGATTTCCGCAAATGCTCAACCAGAGCAATTATTGAATGCGGCTCAGACTTCTTCACAGAATCCAAATATGTCAACCGCACAGGCTATCTCTGCGGCAAATCAAAGTTCACAATCTAACAATGTATCTACTCAACAAATTAAGGATTTGTTAACAAACAATCCTAATATGACCGATGCTCAAATTGTTGAGGTTATGAAGAGTAGTGGTATTAGCCCATCACAAATGGCAACAGCTACTGGTTTACCTTTAGGTGAAGTTGTTTCTAGAATTGCGGCTACTATTCCTTATGGTAATAGTGCAATGCTTGGAGATGTAGTTGTTCAGCCTCTTTATGATGTTCAGGGTTCTGGCGAAAATGAACAAGTTGGGCCAATTACAGGTATTAATGTTACGAAAAGCACAGGAAATGTTAATGACAAAGCGCCTGTAGGTTCGCAATATCAAACATATAACCCAGATGGAACTTTGCAAAATACTGGCACAGTTCAAAATTATCAAGGTAGTGCAACTAAAGACTTTTTAAGATTTGCTTTAGGTGCTGCTGGAATGGCGTTCGGTTTGCCTGCCCTTGGTATTGGTGAGGGTGCTGCTTTAGGCTCACTTGGTGAATTAGGTGCGGCTACAGGTGCAACTACAGGTGCGGCAACGATTGCTGGCACAGGCATGACATTGGCTGAACTTGCACAACTTGATTTGGCTTTGGGTGGTGCTGGTGGTACTGCTGGCGCTTTAGAAATGGCTGCAACGATTGGTGGTACTGGTGCAGCAACAGCGGCTGCTGAAGCAATAAATGGCATGGGCGGTGGTACAGGACTTACTCAAACTGGTAATACAGCATTAGCTGAAATGGGTGGTGGAACTGGTTTATTAGCCTCTAATGCCGCAAATTTAGAAGCTATGGGCGGTGGACAAGGTTTGTTAACAGCGGGTGCTGGCGGTGGCATATTAGGTGCTACTGGTTTAAACACAGGTTTAGGTGTTGGTGCGGGACTTGGTACAACCTTGGCTGGTCTTAATACTGGAGTAACAGGCGGTTTGGGTGGCACAACTGGTGTCACAGGAATGGGTGGTGGCACAGGTTTGACTGCGGGTGCTGCTGGGCTTGGTTTAAATGCTGGCACAGCGGGTCTTGGTGCTGAAGGTTTAGGCGCTGGTTTAACAGGCGGTGCTTTAGGTGCGACAAACTCCTTATTGGGTGGTGCAGCATTAGGCTCAACTTTAGGTGGTCTTGGTACTAGCGTTCTTGGATCAACACTTGGCGGTTTAGCTGGCGCTGGATTAGGCGGTGCGGCTGGTGCTGGATTAGGTGCTGCTGCGGGTGGCGCTGCTAGTGGTCTTGGCTCTGCATTAGGAACAACTTTAGGAACTGGTTTAGGTTTGTCTGCGCTTGGAAGTGGATTAGGCGCTGTTGCTAATCAACAAGGCATTTCTGATGCTAGAAACTTAATTAACCAATATGGCACACGGGCTTCTACTGCTTTATCTGATGCGTATAGAAACGCACAAGGTCTAAATACTGCTAACCGCACAGATTTAGGTAATTTGTACCAAAACACTTCTGGCAATTTACAGAATCTCTACAACCAACAAGTAGGCTATCAAAACCCATATCAAGACATTGGAAGGGCGGGTTCTCAAGGATTGCTTGCGAATCAAGATTATTTGACACGGCAGTTTAATGCAAACGATCTAAACACCAATCTTGCACCTAATTACGCATTCCAATTACAACAAGGCCAGATGGCTAACCAACGTGCCGCAAATGCGGGCGGTGGTGCTTTGGGTGGTAATGCTTTGCAAGGTCTGCAACGCTATACGCAAGACTATGCGGGTAATGCTTATCAGCAAGCGTTCAATAACTTTAACCAACAACGCAATAACATATACAACAGCTTGGCTGGCATGGCTAACATTGGCACAACGTCTGCTGGTCAATTAGCGGGGCTTGGTAATGCTTACGGCTCTAACATGGCTGGTTTGTCAAACACCTATGGTGGTAATTTGACAACAAACGCTGGTCAGGGTATTGGTGCAGCAAATGCGTATGGTTTGAATCAGGCTAACCTTGCAACGGGTATTGGTTCAGCCTTGGCTGGTAATGCGGTTGCGGGCGGTGCAAATACTGCAAACGCTTTGAGTACACTTGGTAATACTGCTTTGCTTGGTTCATTGATCAAACCAACATAAGGATAAATCATGGCTGACTTTTCAATGAACATTAATTACCCAAAGCCACAAGGTTCAAGCCTTGCGGATATGTTGGGCATGGCTTCTGGTATTCAAAACTACCAACAAGCGCAGCAGATGAATCCTTTGGCTTTGCAAAGAGCACAACAGGAAGTTGAGCAAGCAAGACAAATGAATCCATTGACTCTGCAAAGAGCCATGATGGAAATTGAGCAAGCCAAACAAATGAATCCTTTGGCGGTCAGAAAATCTGCCGCTGAAACGCAAGTAGCCGAAGAAACTGTAAAACCAAGGATTTCTCAAGCTGAAAGCCAATCAGCAAGGGCTATGTCAGAGGCTCAAGTAGCGCAGCTTGAAACAACACGAGCATTTTTAAACAATGCAAGACGGGAAACAACACATCTAATCAATAAAAAAGATTTGACTGTTGATGACGTAAAAGAGCATTACAAAAGTAACATTTACAACGCTGTTGAAGACCCACAAGTTCGTGAGCGTACGTATAACCAAGCTATTGCTAAACTGCCAAAAAACACGACAGAATTGCGTCAATACTTGATTCGTGATTTGACAGGAACTGTTGCAGCAGAAACCCAACTTGATAAATTATTCCCTGCGGCTGGCATGACTGCGGCAGGAAACAAAGTTGTTCCTACGGCTTCTGGAAATCCATTGTTAAGCATGACTGGTGCGCCAGGCACTCAAGTTGGCCCTGAAATCGGTACAAATCTAGCACCTCAAGTGTTTGCAAACCCAATTACAGGACAACCAACTATTTTGGGTGGTGGTGGCAAGCCTCCAACGCCATCAGAAGTGTTTCAACAGCAATTTATTCAGAAACAACAAACGCAACAGGGTATGCCTCAAAATGCACCCCAAGGTATGTCGCAACAAGGTGCGGCTCAAGGTGGTGTTATGCCAGCACGTGCTGTGTCTGGTATGCCCATCCAACCTCAGACAAGCGGTCAGTTAACACAAGGTGCAAACGAATCCCCAGCAAACTTTAATGCACGAGTAAGTCAAACTCAAAACCAATACGCAAGCGCTTTGGATCAATACAATAATCCAAAAAGCCAGTTTGGACACATACCAACAGTTCAGACAATTAATAAAAACATTCTTGATCTGCTTAAAGATCCTAAAGTTAATACTGGCGCAATTGCTGATTATTTGGGCAAGAAAACCAACAAGGGTGCTTTGAATGCAAAAGAGCAAGAACTGACAAAGTATCTTGAGCAACGCATACAAAACCTTGGCCCTCGCACAGACCAAGATGCGGTTAACATGAAAAACGCTTTTGGCTCATTTAATCTTGACAAAGAAGCCATCAAAGAAATTATCAGAAATGACAATACTTTGGTGACAACACAAGACTTATTGGCAAAAGGAATTTTGCACAATGGTGCTAATCCAATAAATCCGCAAAATCCTAACTATGGTGGCGTTTCAAACTTTACTAACAACTTTTCGCAATTTTCAAGAAATCCAACATTGATGAGATATATTTCTTTAGTTGGTGAAAAGCAAAAAGTTCATTTAGATGATGATGACAAGGCTGCTTTTGGTGCTTTGGTTGGTGGAATGTCTCAAGAAGAAAGAAATGCTCTTGAAAGACAGCGCCAACAAGTAATACAACTTGTTAACCCAGGGAGACGTTAATGGCTACTACTGAGTATGACATCAATGCTCTTTTAAGTGGGACTCCTGTTGAGCAACAGGGAATGGATATTAACGAATTGTTGCGTTCAGCACAAAAGCCAGCACAACCACAATTATCTTATAAAGACGTTCCCGTTATGGCTATGCGGAATCTTCCCGCTAGTGCTTACAAAATGGGTTCTGAACTTGTTCATGCTGTTACTAATCCGCTTGAGACCGCCGGAAATGTAATGGATATTGGCGCTGGTTTATTGCGCAAGGTTACGCCTGACTTTATTGCTAGACGTATTGATCAATTTGACGCTAACCCAGCAGCGGCACAACGTGCTACTAATGCGGCAGATCAACTAGCTGCCATGTACAAAGAGCGATATGGTACGTCTCAAGGTTTTAAACAGGCTTTGGCGTATGACCCCATGTCAGTCATTGCTGATGCGGCTACAGTCATTTCTCCTGTGTCTGGTGGTCTTAAAAAGTTAGGTGAAAAGACAGGGTTTCAACCGACTGCGGCTTTAGGTCGTGGTACGGCAGATATTCTTGGTGCTACTACTGGCGTTGGTGGTGAGACTGTTCAACGTGCTTTTAAAGCTGGTTTAGAAGGCGATCAAGCATTTTATAAAAACTTGCGTGGTCAAGTTCCAATGCAAGATGTATTGGATAGCGCAAAACAAAACTTGCAAAATCTTAGATCACAAAAGAATTCTGACTATCGATCAGGCATGGTTGACATTAGAAACGATAGTTCTGTTCTTGACTTTAAAGGGATTGATGAGGCTTTGAATGAAGCGCAAAAATTAGCTACATATAAAGGTCAAGTTAAAAACAAAAAAGGTTATGACGTTTATCAAGAATTACGTGATGAAGTCAACAATTGGAAAAAACTTAATCCTACGGAATATCACACGCCCGAAGGTTTTGATGCTCTAAAACAAAAACTTGGTGGAATTGTTGAGAGTATTCCTTATGAGGAAAAGACTGCCAAAATGATTGGCAACCAAATTTACAACAAGACTAAAAATACCATCAATGATCAAGCACCGACTTATGCTGGTGTGATGAAAGAGTATTCACAAGCTAGTGATTTAGTGCGTGAAATTGAAAGAGCGTTATCTTTAGGCGAAAAGGCTTCTGCTGATACAGCGATGCGTAAGTTGCAAAGTTTGACACGCAACAATGTCAACACAAATTATGGTAACAGGCTTGAATTAGCCAAACAATTAGAGCAAGGTGGAATGCCTATTTTGAGTTCTTTGGCTGGTCAATCAATGAGCGCAACGATGCCTAGAGGTTTGGCTGGTCTAGGTGGCTTGGGTACACTTGGCGTATCTGCTTTTGCAAATCCATATTCAGCTTTAGCTCTGCCTTTTCAAAGCCCTTTGGTTGTGGGCGCTGGTGCATATGGTGCTGGTAAGGCAGCTAACATGATGCGTAGAAGCCCTGTAGGTATTGATCAAGGAATAGCTTTATCAAATATGTTGCCGCAAATCAACAACGCCTACAAAGTAGATTTAACTGGAATGGCGAATAAGGAATAAATATGGCAGTCAATCTTGCACCAATCGGTAACGGTTTCCAATTCTTTACCAACACAGGTTTACCACTCAACGGTGGGTATATTTATACCTATCAAGCTGGCTCTACTACTCCGTTAGCCACTTACACGACTTCTGCTGGCACGATTGCCAACACCAATCCCATTCAATTGGGGACTAGCGGTCGTCCTCCACAAGAGATTTGGTTGACTTCTGGCTATTCATACAAGTTTGTTTTGACTGATTCTGCCAATGTGCAGATCGCCACTTACGACAATCTTTATGGCATCTTGGGAACAGCGGCTAGTGTTAACCCAATTCCCTCTGGCGGCATCATCATGTGGTCAGGCTCTATCGGTGCTATTCCTACGGGATATTACTTATGTAATGGCTCTAATGGCACACCTGACCTTAGAGACAAGTTTGTAGTGGGTTCAGGCAGCACTTATGCTGTGGGTAACACGGGCGGTTTTACGGCTGCTTCCACAAGTTCTGGTGGTACTTACTTGCCTTTGTACTATTCATTGGCGTTTATTCAGAAAGCGTAATATGGCTGAAATTGATTTAATGCAATACGGGGCGCTTCAACAAAAAGTTGAGTCAATGGAAGCCAAGATTGACAAGATGGAGGCACAACTTGACACACTTATTGAACTAGCCAATAAAGGTCGTGGCGGCTTTTGGATGGGCATGGTCTTTGTGTCTGCAATATCTACAGTTCTTGGCTATGTTTCTCACTACTGGTCAAAATGAAATGGACGTTTGCGGTTGTTTTAATACTATCGCAAACTTCATCTGTTGAGTATCGATGTGTCAAGTGGGCGTGGTCAGGTGATGTTTACAACCGTGTAGTTGTTTGCCTAAAGTGGGAAAAGGTTGAGAGAAAATGATTGATCCAATCACAGCACTAGCGGGATTGCAAAATGCCATTGGCATGGTCAAGAAGGCGGCACAGGTCGCCAATGACTTAGGCTCTCTTGCCCCCATGATTGGCAAGATGTTTGATGCCAAATCTGCCGCATCCAAAGCAATGGTCGAAGCCAAACGGTCTGGCAAAGGCTCTAATATGGGTCAGGCGCTTCAGATTGAGATGGCGCTAGAGCAGGCCCGTGAGTTTGAAAAAGAGCTACAGATGCTGTTCATGCAGTCTGGCAAGATTGATGTTTGGAACAAGATCAAAGAGCGAGCGCAACTGATGGACGTTGAAGATGCCCATGCTGCCAGACAAGCCAAAGCAGAAGCCCAAAAGAAAAAAGAAGAACAAGAAGAACAGATGACTATTGTTGCGGGTGCTTTTATTTTGATCTTGTTGGGATTAGCTGTTGCGTTTGGCATATCTGAGATACAAGAACTATGTGCTAGATCAAGGTGTGGTCGGTGAATGAATATCAGAAAACATTTGACCTATGCCTCAAAATCATTGTGTATGGTCTTGTGGCACTTTATTTTCTTGGGTTTCTTAAATTTTTGCCAAACGATTTATCCGACAAAATTGTGAACTTGTTACTTGGAAAGATAGGGCTCAAATAATGTTTGAAATGTTATCTGGTGGTTTATTAGGTTCTATCTTTGGTGGCGTTTTTCGCCTTGCACCAGAGGTCTTAAAGTGGCTTGATAAAAAAAATGAGCGTGAGCATGAACTCGCCATGTTTAAAAATCAATGCGAACTAGAGCAAATGCGTGGTCAACAGAAGTTGGCTGAGATTGGCGCACAGCGTGAAGCCGCAGTAGATGTGGGTGTCATGGATGCGTTTAACAGCGCTATCCAACAGCAAGCTGAGATGGTCAAAGCAGCGGGTGGATGGGTAGCAAGTATGTCAGCCTCTGTGCGCCCTGTGGTCACATATTGGGTCTTGTTGATTTACACATTTATCCATGTGTGGTTTTCTTACAACGCATGGGTTATGGGTTCGCCCCCGACCGAAGTGTTTAAAACAATGATGACACCAGACTTTTCTGCGTTGTTGTCAGGAACAATTAACTACTGGTTTCTTGACCGTACTTTAGCCAAGCGTGGGTTATGAACTTAGAACTGGCAGCAAACCTATGTCGCCAGTTTGAGGGGTTTAGGTCTAAGCCTTACCTATGCCCCGCTGGTATTCCTACGATTGGATATGGGTCAACTTACTATTCTGACGGGCGCAAAGTGACCTTGGAAGATGCCCCTATGGATGAGTCTAACGCAAGAGCATTACTGATGATTGAGTTGGAGCATACATATTTGCCAGGCGTTCTCAGAAATTGTCCAATTCTTGCAACAGATGAAAAAAAATGTAATGCCATTGTTGATTTTGTTTACAACCTTGGAATTGGTCGTTTACAAACATCAACGCTAAAGCGAAAAATCAATGCACAAGAATGGGAAGCGGCTCAAGAACAACTCATGTTGTGGACTAAAGGTGGCGGCAAAGTCTTGCCTGGTTTACTGAAACGACGACAAGCTGAGTGTCTATTGTTAAATTAAACTGTAACAAATCTTATATAAGGTGTTGAAATGGCTAACATTCCTACACCACACGATGCCGCATACTTTGCACAAAGTGTCAGAAAGTGGCAACAAGTGCTCA